TCAGAATAATCCATGGTTTGGTCAAGATAGTGCTATGACTTATACAGCCTTTGATATTCACAAAAAGTTGATAGAAGAGGGTTTTGATGCTAACGAAAATCCAGATGATTATTATGCGGAAATAGATAAAAGAATAAAACTTGAATTCCCACATAAATTTGGTAATAATGTGTCAACTACATCTGAACCAGTTCAGAATGTTGCAAGTGCTAAACGTTCGGCCGCAAAAGGACGCAGAAAAACTGTGAAACTCACACCGTCACAGGTAGCAATTTCTAAACGATTAGGTGTGCCACTCGAAGAGTATGCGAAACAATTAGCCGCGAAGGAGGTATAAGCATATGGAACAAGATAAGAAAATAAAAACTTCCCGCGCGAGTCAAGCTCGGGCTAAAACTGAAAAGCCTAAAGTATGGACTCCTCCATCATCACTAGATTCACCGCCTGCGCCAGACGGTTATCGACACAGATGGATACGCGCCGAAAGCATGGGTACAGATGATACCAAAAACATGTCGGGCAAAATCAGATCTGGATGGGAGCTCGTAAGAGCTGATGAATATCCAGACTCAGATTATCCAAGTGTCAATGAAGGCAGATACGCAGGAGTGATTGGGGTTGGTGGCCTATTGCTGGCTAGGATACCAGAAGAAGTCGCGAAGTCTCGTGAAGAGTACTTCCAACAAAAGACAGCTGACGGAAACGAAGCTATCTCAACCGACTTACTGAAGGAACAGCATCCAAGTATGCCGATCAATGAAGATCGACAGACTCGTGTAACTTTTGGTGGCTCGAAAAACTAATTATTTAGTAATTCCTACCACCGCTAACAAATAACCTTTAAGGAGGATAACACTATGGCTAATGTAGATAGCCCTTTTGGTCTAAGACCTATAGGTAATGTTGTTGGTGGAACAACTTTTCAATCCACGGAATATGAGATTAAAGACAACCAGTCTAACTCAATTTTCCAAGGCGACATCGTTGAGATTGATACAAGTAATGCTGGATTCGTAGATATCCAAGCTGCTGTATCAAACGAAGACGGTATCGGAGTGTTCAATGGATGCTTAATTGAAAGCGACCCTTCAACAGGAAAACCTAAATTCTCTAACTTTTATTCTCAAACGAATATTACACAGGGAAAAATTAAAGCATTTGTATTTGATAACCCGTATCAAAGATTCTTGATACAAGGTGATTCAGCTACAGCTGCTGCTGCGGCAGACATCGGTAAAGTTGCTGACACTGTTGCTACTCATTCAGGTTCAACTATTACTGGTATTTCCGGTTTAGAGTTGGATGTGTCTGATTTAGCTGCAACAGATGGTCAATTAAAAGCACTAGGCTTTACTGGCGATCCGCAAAATAACGAACTAGCAACTCATGCGAACTACGTAGTACAGTTCAATGAACATGCTCATAAAACACAATTATAATAGCAGGAGGATAATTATATGGCTATATCAAGACAACAGCTCGCTAAAGAGCTAGAGCCAGGTCTGAATGCATTATTTGGACTTGAGTATCAAAACTACGAAAACCAGCATACAGAGATTTATGAAATCGAAAACTCTGACAGAGCATTCGAAGAAGAGGTAATGCTGTCTGGTTTCGCAAACGCTGCTGTAAAAGCTGAAGGTTCAGCTGTGACTTTTGACACTGCTAACGAATCTTTCACTTCACGTTATACTCACGAGACAATTGCTCTCGCTTTCGCAATTACTGAGGAAGCAATCGAGGATAACTTGTATGATAGAATCGCTACTAGATATACAAAAGCACTAGCTAGATCTATGGCTCAAACAAAGCAAATCAAATCAGCTAACGTTCTTAACAATGGCTTTAACAGTTCATTCCCAGGTGGTGACGGCAAAGAATTATTTGCAACAGATCACCCAACGCAATCTGCAGGAAGTCTTGCGAATGAGCTATCAACATCTGCTGACTTAAGTGAAACTTCACTAGAGCAAGCGATGATTGACATTGCTGCATTTAAAGATGAGAGAGGCTTTAAAATCGCGGCTCGAGGATTGAAATTAATCATTCCATCTGAGCTACAGTTTATCGCTGAAAGAATCTTAAGATCACCAGCAAGAGTTGGCACTGCTGATAATGATTTGAACGCACTATCTTCAAAAGGTATGTTGCCACAAGGATACGTGGTAAACAACTACCTAACAGATACAGACGCGTTCTTCATTAAAACTGACGTTCCTAACGGAATGAAAATGTTCAACAGAGCTAATTTAAAAACAGCTATGGAAGGCGACTTTGATACTGGAAACGTAAGATACAAAGCTAGGGAAAGATACAGCTTCGGCTTCTCTGACTGGCGTGGTATGTTTGGTTCTCCAGGCGCATAAGCGTTTGATCAAACAGATTAAGAGGGCGGCTTCGGCCGCCCTTTTTATTTGCAATCACCATATTAAAAGCGTATATTCAAAACACTGCGATTATTTAGCTAGTATAGACGCGCGCAGTCGACGGCCTAGAGACTATATTAGCGGAAACTAGGAGGATTATTACCATGGGTAAAACTAACTTTTCAGGTCCAGTAAGATCTATGAGAGGGTTTGTGACTGCAGGTCCAGACTCAGTTGTAGGTATTACGGCAGAAACAACTTTAACTTTTGCAGATCATGCAGGTAAAGTTATAGAGATTAACGACGCTGACGGCGCGGTAACTCTACCAACTATTGCTGCTAACAGTGCATCAGCTATTGCTGGTGCTGACGATCTAAGTGTAAACAGTCACATTGGTGCTGTTTATAAATTTGTGATCGGCACAGACTGTACAGACTGTGATATTAAAACAGACGGAACTGACAAATTTGTTGGTCACGCAACTGTTGTTAATGTTGCAGATGGCACTAATAGCACATTTGCACCTGCATCTAGTAACGATGTTATTAGTATGAATGGTGGTACTAAGGGCGGAGACAGAGGTAGCACAGTGACAGTCACGGCTATTGCTGACAACGAATACTTAGTAGAAGCTGTACTAATCGGTACAGGAACTGAAGCGACGCCTTTCGCTGATAGTTAAAATTAACTAATGTGGGGCTTCGGCCCCACAGTTTCTTGATTAAGGAGGGAAACATATGGCAGACACAGTAACAGGACCAACAATCCTACAACAAAACGATAAAAGAGTTACAATCAAAATAGTGGTGCAATCTGATGGTACAGGCAGTACAACTGTATTTGGTGATGTATCAGCACTAACAGCTGATGATGATGGTAACTCAGTAGCTCACTTATCACTGCAAAGAGTATGGTGGTCATGCGCTAACGGCGATGGCGGCGATTCTTTTGCACGTTTAGATGAAGAAGATTCAGATGGAGATATCCCAATTATAACTTTAATTGACTCAGGATACTGGGACTTTAGAGAGTTTGGTGGCATACCTGCTGATAAATCATCTAACAGTAACCAAAGTGATGTTAACTTTGTTGTACCGGGTGCGGCAGATTCTGGTAATACATACACTTGCATAGCAGAATTCAAGAAAAAATACGAATAGGAGTAGCTAATGCCAAACACTACTTCAGGGACAGCAACGTTCGAAAAAACATTTGCTATAGATGACATAATAGAGGAGGCTTATCAAAGAATAGGCTTTCAAGACCTTACTGGATATCAAATAAAATCAGCCAGAAGATCTATGAATATTATGTTTCAAGAGTGGGGTAATAGAGGATTACACTATTGGGAAATAGATGAAACCAACATTGACCTAGTTGAGGGGCAAGCTGAGTATCATTTTTTTAGAAGCGCAGCTGACGACACCTCTGATAGCAACAGAGCGCAAGCAACCACAAACCAGGTGGCATCAACTATATTTGGCATTGACGACATACTAGAGTCAACATTTAGAACAAACAGGACACAGACTACACAGCAAGACGTGGCGATGACAAAAATTAGTAGGTCAACTTACTCTGGTTTGTCTAATAAATTATCAAAAGGTCAACCAACACAATACTACGTGCAGAGACTTATAGATCGTGTCACTCTTTTTGTTTATCCGACACCGGATTCAACATCAGCGTCTTCTGATATGCATATTTATTTTGTAAAAAGAATTGATGATGCAGGTGATTTTACAAACGCTGCTGATGTGCCGTATCGTTTTGTCCCTTGTATGACATCAGGTTTAAGTTTTTACCTGGCACAAAAGTATAGACCAGAAATAGCCCAACAAATGAAGTTGTACTACGAGGATGAATTTAACCGTGCGCTGACAGAGGATGGGTCATCAACTAGCACGCACATAACACCACAGGCGTATTATCCAAATGTCTAGTTTTTCATCAGGTAAAAAAGCAAAAGCAATATCCGATAGAAGCGGCATGGCTTTTCCGTACATAGAGATGTTAAAAGAGTGGAATGGATCTTTCGTGCATCAATCTGAGTTTGAATCAAAACATCCTCAGATAGAATTAAAAAATCACAAAGCTGACAAGCAGGCTTTGCAAAATGCTAGATCGGACAGGGAAGAAACAGCAGTTCCAATATTATTAAAATTAAATGCTTTTAAGACATCTAATCAAGGCACAAGTGTGATTACGGTCACAGAGCCAGATCATGGCAGATCTAGCTCAGACACAGTCAGATTTTATGATGTAGCTAGTTTTGATGGCATCACAGCTACTAATCTTACAAGATCTGCTGGGTATACAATTACCAAAGTAGATGATAATAGTTATACATTCACTGTGGCTACAGACACAGCCACCAGTGGTAATTTAACAGGAGGAGGGGGTCGAGCGTTTGCTGGGCCAACAACGGTGGTAGCATGACAACATATTCAGAACTAGTAACACAAATTAGAGAGTACACAGAGACAGACAGCAATGTTTTTACCACAACTATTGTTAATGATTTTATAGAGCACGCTGAGTTAAAAATATTTAGAGACATAGATTTAGACGTGTTTAGAAAGTATCAGACGGCTAGTTTGACATCAGGAGATGCTTTTGTGGGCATGCCTGGCGCCACACCTAATAGTTTTAGTTTTATTAGATCTGTCAACATATTCAGTCCATCAGGCTCCCTTGGGGGTTTGACCGACGGAGAGAGAAGATATTTGGAGAAAAAAGACACCTCTTTTATTAGTGAGTTCTCACCTAATAGGACCAGCACAGGCATACCAAAATATTATGCAAACTGGGATAACGACACAATAATTCTTGCTCCAACGCCGAATGCCGCATATACTATCGAACTAGCGTATAATGCGCTACCAACAGGATTATCGTCAAGCAACACGACGACTTGGGTCAGCACTAATGCACCCCACATGTTGCTATATGCCTGCTTAGTGGAAGCTTTCATGTTTTTAAAAGCCCCCGACATGTTGAATATTTATGCTGTTAAGTATAAAGAAGAGGTTCAAACATTAGGCCAAGAACAAATGGGCCGAAGAAGACGAGATGAATATATGGATGGTGTTGTCAGAGTGCCGATACCATCTCAAAACCCATAAGGAGAACATAAATGGCAAACGTAATATCAAATGTTTTTAAGGAAGAGTTGCTCAAGGGCAATCATGACTTTGATGGAGGTGCTACTTATAAGCTAGCTCTTTTCACATCTTCAAAGACTGCAACAGCTTCTGACCCAACTGCTTTCAATACAACTAACGAAGTTTCTACATCAGGAACAAACTACACATCAGGTGGTAACACTTTAGCAAACCCATCTGTAACAGGCGGATCAAGTGCATCAACAGCTTTTGTTGACTTTGATGACACATCTTTTACAGACGCTACATTCACAGCTAGGTTCGCACAGATATACAGATCCGATGGTAGTGCACCAACTAATGACTCAGTTTTGATGTTGGATTTTGGTGGAGACTTTACAGCAACATCAGGAACTTTTACAATACAGTTCCCATCAGCAGGCACGAGCACAGCTATTTTAAGATTGGCGTAGGGGGTTAAATGGCGTTAGTAGTTAACGATCGAGTAAAAGAAACCTCAACCACTACCGGGACAGGAACGCTAAGCTTAGCAGGTGCTGTATCTGGTTTTCAAACTTTTGTTGCAGGTATAGCTAACAGCAATACAACTTTCTATTGTATTGTTAATGATAGCGGCACAGAGTTTGAGATTGGTATTGGCACAGTCACAGACGCATCACCGGACACATTATCAAGAGACACTATTCTAGAGAGCTCTAACAGCGACAGCGCTGTAAACTTTTCATCAGGCACAAAGACTGTATTCTGTACACTACCAGCTAGCAAGGCTGTATTTGAAGACGCAAGTGGCAACGTAACCATGCCAGCTGATTTATCTGTTGGCGATGATCTTACCGTGCTAGGTGGTGTCATAGATTTTAAATCAAATAGTGGTTCACCAGCATCTCTTAAAATGTATTGTGAATCATCAAACGCTCACTTTCAAACACTACAACCACAGCCACACTCAGCTAGTGCTGCTAATACTTTAAGACTACCTAATAGTGGAGATAGTGGCACACAAGATTTAGTCGCTGTTGATATTACACAAACACTAACAAACAAAACCCTAACAACGCCTACAATCAATGGGGCGACTATTGGCTCTGGTAATTTAGCCACTGCTAGTAATGGTGACATTACTTTTGCACCAGACGGCACTGGTAAGATTGTTGTAAGAGGTAACGATAACCAAGGTAAGATTGTATTAAACTGTGAGAGTAACAGTCACGGACAAACAATTATAGCTGCACCACACTCTGAGTCTGCTGACAATGTTCTCACGTTACCAAGCACGGGCGGCAATGCTCGATTAGTTTCAACAAGTTCAACTGCAACTCTTACAAACAAAACACTAACGACACCTGTCATTGCAGAGATTGATTCAGGGTCCACGATCACATTAGATGCAACCACGGACATTGTATTAGATGCAGATGGTGGTGATGTATTCTTCAAAGATGGTGGCACGACTATCGCTACACTATCAAACACATCAAGTGACTTTGTAATTACAACAGGAGTCCAGGACAAAGACTTTATCATCAAGGGAGATGACGGTGGATCGGGGATCACGGCTTTGACAATCGACATGTCAGCAGCAGGTGCGGCTACTTTTAACGACAAGATTGTAGCAACAGAGTTAGATATTTCTGGTAATGTTGATGTTGATGGCACACTAGAGGCTGATGCCATAACAGTAAACGGCACAGCACTAAACACTGTAATAGCTGGTGTTACTGTAACAAATGCAACTACAGCAGCAGTGGCAACAACAGTGACTATTAGTGACAACGAAAGCACAAACGAAGATAACGCTATTATCTTTACAGCGGGTGGTGATGTAGATGGCGGTAACATAGGATTAGAATCAGATGGAGATTTAACATACAACCCAAGCACAGGCAGACTAACGGCTACACAACTAGCCGGCACACTACAAACTGCAGCTCAAGCAAATATTACATCTCTTGGAACATTGACTACACTAACTGTGGACAATGTGATAATAAATGGCACGACCATAGGTCACACAGATGACACTGATTTGATAACAGTGGCTGATGGTATTGCAACTGTGGCTGGTGAGATATCTGTGACCACTCTAGACATAGGTGGCACAAACGTGGCAGCAACAGCTGCAGAGCTTAATATTATGGATGGCGGCACCTCAGCTACCTCTACGACTGTAGCAGACGCTGACAGGGTGGTGTTTAACGATAATGGAACTATGAAACAAGTTGCGATGACGGACATAAGCACGTATACTGACGCCGGAGCTACAGCGCTGGCTATCGCACTAGGATAAGGAGAAATAAATGGCTAATACATTTAAGGTCAAAACAAAAGCAGGGATTGGAACATCGATCACGACTGTCTATACAGTTCCAAGTTCCACGACTACTATTGTTCTAGGCCTCATCGTCGGTAACGTCACAGGCTCTGCTGTGAATGCAACAGTGCATGTAGAATCCGATACATCAGATACAGAAACAAACGGCAACGTTGAGCTAGTAACAAATGCACCGATACCTGCAGGAGGCTCACTAGAAACTCTTGGAGGAGGCAAGTTAGTATTACAAACGACTGACATATTACGAGTGACTTCAGACACGGCGTCATCTCTCGATGTTGCGTTATCAATAATGGAGATTACGTAAGATGGTTCAAAGAGTGCCAGCTAGTGGTTTAACAGGTATTGGTGGTAATTTTAAAAATCTTCTCATTAATGGAGATTATTTAGTATGGCAAAGAGGAACAGCTGCTGCTACAGTAGCAGACTCTAGCACCACTTGCACTTATCTAGCGGATAGGTGGGGTGTTTGGGAAGACACAGGTGGCACGATAACACAAGAACAAAGCGCGTTAAGTAACGATGATTTTGAAACCACCGGTCAAAGAAATGCTTTGCTTGTTAAATGCACAGGAACTGATTCTAGTATAGGGGCTGCTGAGTTTGCGATGATAACTCAAGTTATAGAAGCTCAAAACTGTCAGGGACTAAAATGGGGAACAGACAACGCTGAAGATGTGACTCTTACTTTTTGGGTTAAGTCTAATCTTACAGGCACTTTTAACGCCGTTATTCGTAAACCTGATTCAACATTTTATTATATACCAAAAGAATACACTATTAGTTCAGCCAACACTTGGGAGAAAAAAACAATTACATATGGTTCAGGTGATACAAATGGTAGTGTTATAACAGCTTCAACTGGAGATATTGCAAACGATAATGGTGAAGGCATTTGGGTGCAATTTAATTTAGCTGTGGGTAGTAACTTTCACGGCACAGCAGGAACTTGGGCTAATGCTATTACAGGACTAGGCACATCTAATCAAACAAACTTTATGAGTTCAACAAGTAACAATTTTTATTTAACGGGCGTGCAACTTGAGGCTGGTAGTGGGGCATCAGACTTTGAACATCTACCAAGAGATGTAACCGAAATGAGGTGTTTAAGATATTTTGTAAGACAAAAATCAAATGATACAGCGTCAAATTATTATGCTGCAATAGCAGCAGGTATATCTAGTTCTACATCACAAGTTACAGCCTACGCTGGAAACGCTGTTATACCTAGAACAGAACGCTCAGTTGCCTACACATCAAATGTGCAAATTTATGGTGGTAAAGCTGAGGGAAATGCATTAAGCAACACGGCAATAAACTCTATGGCTTTTTATGATGGCACACTTGGATGCATGCTTCAACCAGGAGTGGCCACAACGCCTTTTACAACACAACAATCAGCATTGTTATATTTTGTTAATGATGCAAACGCCTATCTAGATTTTGACTGTGAGTTTAATTCTGGAAACATAGGTTCACAATCAGGAGGTAGTTAATGAGTTGGCATGGAAACACACCTAAAATAAAAAGTGTAAAAAAAGTAATGTCTGGTTTTGACCCATCTCTTGTGGCTAATTTAAAAGTTACATATGAAAATGATTATTTTTGGGTTATACCTTTAAACGAAGAAAACTCTCACTATCAACAAGTTCTTGAGTGGGTTAAAGTAGATGGCAATGATATAGAGGACGCAGACTAATGAGTTATATAGGACAAGGATTACCGGCTGATACTTTTCAAGGATTTACTACGGATAAATTCACGGGCGACGGCACAGCCAACAAAGCCTTCACACTAACAAAAGAACCGTTTAGTGAGGATACTATTTTAGTAACTATTGATGGTGTTGTGCAAGAGCCAACTGATGACTTTACAGTATCAGGCACGACACTAACTTTAGTTGGAACAGCTGCAAATGGTTCAGAGGTAAACGTCACACACATGGGCGGTCCGCTGCCCATTGGTGGTGCTGCTGAGTTAGATCTCAACGGTGCATCAGACAAACTGATTCTCGATGCAGATGGCGATACAACAATCAGTGCTGATACCGATGATCAGATAGATTTTAAAATTGGTGGTGCAGACGCCATGTCACTTGGCAGTGATTTAACAGCTGATGTTTCAGGAGAAATAAATTTAGATGCCGACGGTGGCAAAGTAAGACTTAAAGATGGTGGAACTGAAGTTGCTAGATTTGTTTTAGATAATGGTTCAGGTGATTTAGAAATAGTATCATCAATATCTGATAAAGACATAAAACTTAAAGGGAATGATGGTGGTTCAAATGTGACTGCACTAACTCTTGATATGTCAGAAGCTGGAGTGGCTACGTTCAATTCAAGCATAATTACAACAGGTATCCTCAATAAAGTTAATAATAGTTTATTACTAATTGGTGGCGGCAATGCAACTAACACTGGCTCTAACTTAACTTTGTATGGTGGTGATAGTGGTAGCGCAGGAACATTTAGATTTAGAAATGGAACAACCTCACATTTTAATATTGCTGGTAATGGTGATCTTACTGGTACTGATCAAAGCATTGGATCTATTTCCGATTCAAGATTAAAAGAAAACATAACAGATTTTACTTATGATGTTGCTAAATTTAAACAGTTTAAACCAAAAACCTTTGATTGGAAAAACCCAGCAGAACATAATGGTAGAACAAATAACAGAGGTTTTATCGCACAAGAAATTGCTGCAATAGATGACTATTGGACAGATCAAATTACTATAGATTCTGATACAGAGGATGCTAAATTAATTAGTGCAGATTCTGATGGTAATCATAATTCATATTCATTAAAACTTGGTAAAAAAGACGCCATGTATATTTCAGTCATACAACAATTGATAACAAGAATAGAAGCATTGGAGGACGCATAAGATGAGCCAGACAAAAGTAGAAGCACCATTTGTAGAAGGCGGAGGCGGCACTAATTTTAAAAATTTAATTATTAATGGTGATTTTCAAATTGCACAAAGAAGCACTTCAGCCGTAACAGCTGGTAATGGAACATTTACCACAGTAGATAGATGGAAAACATTTACGGGTAATTTGGGAGGTGCATACACAACACAACAAAAATCTAATTCTTTAGCCGACCAAGCAACAACAGGTCAAGAAAACTATTTAGAAATAAAATGCACATCAACCGATTCTTCTGTTCATTCTCAAGCTTACGCAATGATAAGACAACAAGTTGAAGCAACTTCTTATTTACAATCTAAATTAAGATACGGAACATCGGACGCTCAAAAATTAACTTTAAGTTTTTGGATTAAAACTAATTTAACTGGAACACACAGCATGAGTTGGTATTACAATGGTTCTACTGACGGCAACTCAACATACTATTATCCTTTTAATTTTACAGTTAGTTCAGCGGACACTTGGGAAAAGAAAATTATTACTATACCTGCTCCGCCCACAAGTTACGGTTCAATAAACGCTGGCAACGCTACAGGTGGATTATTAAACATAAATTTACAAATAGGTTCTGATTATCAAGACCCTGCTGGCTCTTGGACAAGTAATATAGGTTATGCCTCTCCAGATGTTCAAAACTTTTTTACCTCAACAGATAACAACATATCAATTACAGCAATACAATTAGAGGTTGGAGATGACGCATCAGATTTTGAATATGTTCCTCGTGATGTTCAGTTGCAAAGATGTAAAAGATTTTATGAATTTATACAGTATGAAGGACAAGTTGCTACCATGGCAGCTACATCAACCTCAGCTGCTTACGCAAGAATAGAATGTTCTGTAGAAAAAAGAGCTGACCCCACCGTAACTTTACCAACAAAAGGCAACAGCACTAATCAAATTTCTGTTTTAACTGCATCTGGGAGTTATCCAGGCACAATTGGCAATCACGCTGTTGGTAATCCAACGCCTTTAGGTTTCAGACTTGAGGCTACTAGTTATGGTAATTTAGAAGCTGGAGGAGGACTTATGCTTTATGTAAATGGAACAGTTTTTATAGAATTTGATGCGGAGTTATAATTATGATTACAAAAGCAAAATACTATGCCATTACAGACCCAACGGGTAAAAAGTATAACACAACAATCAAAGCAACCATTAATGGTGACGAAGTATTTGTGCCTTTAACAACTAAGAATAAAGATTATGTTGCTATACAAGAGTGGGTAGCAGAAGGTAACACAATAGAGGAGGCCGATTAATGGCATACATAGGCAGATCATTACAAGCAGGATCATTTAGACAGCTGGATGATATATCATCTAGTTTCAATGGATCAACAACAGCGTTCACCATGCAGGTCAACTCAACCAACGTATCTATGGGTGATGTCAACCAGATACAATTATCTCTTGGTGGTGTGATACAAAAGCCAGGCACAGACTTTACTGTATCAGGTAGCACACTAACCTTTACAACCGCACCTGCTGCCAACACAAGTTTCTTTGCCATACTACTAGGTTCAGATAATGGCGGCACAACTACACCGACTGATGGATCGGTTACTGGTGATAAACTAGCATCTAATATAGCTATAGCAACAACAGCTGATGCGTCTTTTGGTTCTAAAGTTGGAGTTAACACTACACACCCTGCAAGTGGTGCTGGGCTTGATAAATTTATTGAAGTTCAAGGTGGCGACCCAGGAGTTGTGTTAAGAGATGATACTGCTTCTGATGCAGTGGAACTTTACAATGCAGGTGGTAACTTTATAGTTTACACAGGTAGTGCTGATGCTTTTAAAATAGATTCTGCTGGTCACATAACTAAGCCACTACAACCAGCTTTTGCAGCTAAACCAGCTTCTAATCAAACTGATATAAACGCTGTTGATACATATGTTACAATATTATTTGGGACAGAAATATTTGACCAAAACGCAGATTTTGCACCTAGTCCCTACGGCATTTTTACCGCACCTGTAACTGGTAAATATCAGTTACAAGTAAATCTATATCTAAGTGATTTTGATGCTTCCGCTAACTATTTGCAAGCTGATATAGTGACAAGTAATAATACTTATTCTGCCATTTGGGAAACAGGATCTGAAGATGGTTATCTAACTATGAATGTTGCATGCACCGCTGATATGGATGCAAACGATACAGCTTCCGTTCGAATATTTCAAGGAAGTGGTGGTTCACAAGTGGATGTACGAGTATCATCAGTATTTTCAGGACATTTAGTATGTTAATGAAACAATTAACCTTAAAGGAGGTAACACATGGCTAATCACACAAAAACAATAACATTAACAGATCTACAACAAAAGATTTTGTCTAATGATTTATATAACGACACAGATAATGCTGGTTTAGATGATTGGATACAGGCAGCAGTTGATGGTAAAATTAGCAACTGTTGGAAGCGTATGCAACGTGAATGGACAGATAAGTTGATGAACGATGATTCATTTACAGACCCTATCCCATCTAATCAAGCAGACTTTGTAGCACTGGTCACGGCTCGTTCTGATTATAAAAACAGAAAAGCTAGAGACGACTCTAGTGATATATAAAAGGTAACACATGTCTATCGAGTCCGAGAACAAAGAAGCCATCATACGCATAGAAGGCAAATTAGAATTGATGGATGCTAAGATTGAAAACCTGCGTGACAATCATATACATCATCTTGGTCTTGATATAAAAAAAACAAACACCTACATCTGGTCAATCAGCTCTGTCATTTTTGCTGGATTGGTCACACTACTCTATAGATCATTTATGTAAAACATTATGGCCCTCTCAAATACCAGGGGCATGGTAGCTGAGTTGCGTGCCGTAGCACATCTTGCCACTGACCCAGACATATTGACGTTCATACCGTCAGGTAATTTAGGGCCAATAGATATTGTAACTATTAACAAACGTACAGGAGAGCATAGATACTACGATGTTAAGTACGCATCGATGCGTAAGACTGTAAAAAAAACACACAACCCAATGATCAACAGGTCATTGAACAAACAACAAAAACAACTATCAAAAGTCAAACAACCAATACAAATAGAAATCATTTATGTTTATGATAACGGCACAATCAGAATACGAAGCTAGTCAAAAAAAATGGCCTAGCTTTTCATACAAAGAGATGGCTTGTCAGCACTGCGGCAAGATAAATCTTGAGGAGGATTTTCTAGTAGCTCTACAAAAGTTACGGGATGACTACGGTAAACCTATGAAAATTACTTCAGGGTATAGATGCCCTGATCATCCTATAGAAGCTAAGAAGCCTCAGCCTGGCTACCACTCAAAGGGTGCGATAGACGTGGCCGTAAGTGGGGAAGATGCCTGGACAATAATTAAGATAGCATCAAGTACAGGTTGGGGCGGAATAGGTGTCAACACACCGTCATTTATTCATTTAGATAGACGCACAAACAAAACCGTTTGGAAATATTAATATGAACCCACTAATGCTTATAAAAC